GCCCGCGATGCGGTTGGCGATGAACTCCGACAGCGTCATGGTCAGGCCCGGCATCATCTGCTGCATGGCCCCCCCGAAGCCGCCGCCCTGACCGCCCCCCCACGAGGCCACGTCGCCCGAGCCGTCGATCATCTCCTCGCCGGGCGCGCCGCGACCGCCGCCGCCCATGCGCCCGAACTGGGGCGGCTGGCCTCGGTAGCCGGAGAAGGACCAGAGGAACGCGGGCGCGAACTGGTCCCAGAACCCGCTGGGGCCCGGCCCGGCCTGCTGGGCGTTGACGCCCGCCTGGGAGGCGAGGTACGTCGGGAACATGGAGCCCTCCGATCAGGCGTGGGTGCTGGGCGTCCAGTTGATGAGCATCGCCTTCTCGTTGTCGAGGTTGACCACGTAGACGGGGTCGATCACGCGGAAGGTGGCCCCCGTGATGGACTGGGTGATGTTGGCGGCGTTGTCCTGGAGCGAGAGCGAGAGGTCGGGCCCGATGACCCCGGTGGAGCCGGTGATGGTGTCCACGACGATGATGTCGGCGATGTTGCGGGTGCGGGCGTAGCCGCGGCGGACGGTCAGGCGGGGCACGGCGGTCGTGAGGCAGTTCACCACGCCCACCGAGAAGTTGCCGTCGATGTGGAAGTCCTCGATAAGCACGTCGGCGCAGCCGGTCAGGGCGAAGGCGGCCAGGGTGCCGTCGCTGGCGTCGCCGAGGTAGCGGAGCCCGCGAACGGTCAGGCGGTTGGCGGCGGCCGAGGCCGTGAGGAAGGTGGCGATCTGCGTGGCGGCCTTGTCGGTGAAGCGGCAATCCACGAGGCTGAACCCCGCGCCCGTGACGGTGATGCCGACCGTCACGTTGTCCACGTCCGTCGTGAGGCGCACGTTCTGGAGGAGCACGCCCGCGCCGGAGACGGCGATGGTCGAGCCCGTGGCGGCGAGCGTGAAGAGGGGCCGCGCGTCGCCCTCGCCGACGCCGATGATCTGGAGCCCGTCCTTGCTCAGCGTGAGGTCGTTGGCGTCGATGCTCTCGGCGTGGCTGGCGGCGACGACGATGGTGTCGTAGGCCGCCGCCTGGGTGACGGCGTACACGAGGGTGGCGAAGGGCGTCCCGGGCGTGTTGCCCGAGGGGGAGCCGTTGTTGGCGCCCGCGGCCGCGCTGTTCACGTACCACAGGCGGCCGAGGCCCAGGAGCGGGCCGACGAGGTTCTGAACGACCGAACGGTTGGCGATCTGGCTGACGAGAAGGCGGTCCATGTGATCTCCTATTCGCTGACGGTGCCCGCGCCGACGGCGACGGGGGTGGTGGTGGTGGTGAAACCCCCGCCCGGTCCGGCCGGCGGGGCCAGCTCGCGGAGGATACGAACGGCGAGCGCAGGGGGCGCGTCGCCCGCGCCGGTGCTCACCGTGGTCTTATCAAAGGCGCTCACGGGCAGCGCCCCGTAGGTGTGCGCCCCGTACAGGCAGCGCGAGGGCTGGGTGTCGGACAGGGCCGCGTAGCCCGCGAGCGTGTTGGTCAGCGTGCTCTCGGCGACGCGGCGGAGGTGCGGGGCCCCGTCCGTGACCAGGGCCAGCCAGTAGCCGCCGGGCGCGAGAATGCGCTGGCAGGCCAGCTCCTTCGCCCCCGCCGTCTGCGTGTCCACCGTCCCGGCGTCGATGAGCAGCGTGCCCGCGAGCCCGTCGCGGCCCCGGCGGTAGATGCCCATGCGGGCGGAGCTCGCCCCGCCCGTGCCCACGGCGCAATCGACGCCGATTCGGTCGATCTCCACGTGCTCGTGGATCAGCAGCGGTACGAGGTAGAGGCGGTCGGGCACCATCACCACGGCGGCGCTGTCGGCGACGTGGGAGCGGTACCAGGCCCCGGGCCGGTACCCCACCGAGGGGGCGCCGCCGCCGAGGCGGGCGGAGCGCAGGAGGCCCGGGACCACCGCGAGCTTGCCGGCGGCGTCCACCTCCAGCCCGGCCCCGACCCAGTTGTTCGTCGTGGCGAGCCCCTGGCACAGGCGGCGCAGGCGCGGGTCGGTCATCTCGCCCGCGACGGCGTGGTTGGGCCAGCCCACCAGGGGACGTGACACGCTCATCGGATCGCCCCCAGTTCCATCACCTCGGCGGCGGCCGACTCGACGGCGAAGCTCTGATCGAGCGTGGCGTTGGCGAGCTTGACGAACAGCTGCTTGCCCCGGGCCCGGCCCCGGACGGTGTTGCGCCCGGCGGTGCTGAAGGTGCCGGTGAACTTGGCGGCCCCGAGGGTCTCGGGGGTGTTGGTCCCGTAGACGGTGTACGCCACCGGATTCGAGGCGGCGGCCAGCGTGGCCTCCAGGCGGCCCATCCCCATCTCGCGGTCCTCCGAGGCGGCGATGGGGCCCAGGACGGCGTAGGCGTCGATCGCTGAGCCGTCGTCGGACTTGGCGGCCCGGTCCCAGGCGCGGACGTACCCGCCGCGCGTGCCCAGCAACAGCGTGCGGTCGCCCGGGGCGTCCCCGTCCAGGGCGTAGGCGCTGAGCGGGTCAAGGCCGGTCGCGGCGAAGGCGTCGGGCCACCACGACGCCGTGGGGGCGTGCCAGAAGTAGTGGGTGGTCGCCGCCGCGGCCCAGGGCGTCAGGAAGACGTGCAGGCCGCGGTCGCGGTCATTCCAGACGAGCCGCACGCGCGTGGTCGAGAGGTCCACGGAGTCCAGCGTCTTCTTGAGCGACGCGTCCGTGATCGACTCGGGCGGCGAGCCCGGCATCATCCGGTAGACCCCGCCGCGCGAGGCCATGAAGTAGACCACCCCCGCCGAGTCCAGGCACCACCCGCGCCCGAAGGTCATCCCGATCTGCGTGCTGACCAGGTCGAAGACGCCGCCGAGCAGCGGGTCGCCGGTGAGGCGGTAGATGCCGCGGTCGCACCCAAAGAGGGCGATGTCGTTGGTGAGGGGCACGATCGCGTTCACCATGTCGGGGCACTCGCCCGCCGGGGCGAGGTTGCCCACGACGGCGTCGGCGGGCGTGGGGTTGGCCGGGGTGTAGTCCCAGTCGTGGGCGTCGAGCACGGCGCTCATGTGCCAGTTGTGGGGGTCGTCGGGGTTGCCCGCCAGGCAGACGCGGCCGCGCCAGACCTCCAGGATGCGCGCCTGCGTGGGCAGCGTCCCGGCGCTGTCGGCCCGCCACTGGTAGACCTGCGTCGCCACCGGCTCGAAGTAGACGGCCTTGGCGCCGTCGGTGTAGTAGACGCGGTTCTGGAAGACGACCGAGCGCGTCCAGCGCAGGCTCGTCGCCAGCGCGGCCGTCCCGCCCGCGGGCGTGGCGACGGGCCCGCCCGCCGTCGGGGGCACGACGCGGATGTCGCCCCCGGCGACCGCCAGGAGCACGATCGATCGGCTGCTCACGTCGGCGGGGGCTCGCACGTTCTGCACGAGCCGCCGCGCGGCCCGGGCCACCGCGTAGACGCCGCTCACGCTCTGGGCGTTGGCGAGCTTGTCGCGGTCCACGAGCACGGCGTCGGCGGCCGCGGCCAGCGTGCTCGTCCACTCAACGGCGCCGGCGGCGCTGATCCGCCGCAGCCGCCACGTCGGGCTGTCGAACAGGTTGACGTAGGCGTTGCCGTCCACGTCCACGTCGAGCTGGTCCACGTAGGCCAGCCCCAGCCCGCTGTAGTCGGGGGCGGTGTAGGTCCAGGTCGCGGCCACGGTCGAGTAGTCGGTCTCGGTGAACTTGCGCACCTCGCGGCGGCTGGTGGCGACCACGCGCCCGGCGGCGTAGGCCACCTCGCCCGTGCGGGCCTTCTTCACGTTGCCCAGCAGCGACCCGCTCACGGTGCTCGACCAGACGCTCGCCCCGTCGCTCGTGATCTTCCGGACCACCGTGTCCGCGTAGGCCCCGATGGGGGTGACGAACACGCCCACGGCGGTGTGGCCGCCCCATGCGGCGACGCCCATCGGCATCCCCGGGAGGGCGGTCCCCATCGCGTAGACGCTCGCCAGCTCGCCCGAGTCGTAGAAGCGCCACCCGGCCCCGACGGTCATGGTGCCCGTGGCCCCCATCACCCACAGGCTCACCTCGTCGATGTCCATGCAGGTGACGTTCACCGTGGGGTCGAGCGTCCATTCCCAGACCCGGTCCAGCGCGGTGTCGGTGATGCGGTACTTGTGGACGCGGCCCTGGGCGGCGGCGTCGCGGCGCCCGTAGGCGACGTACAGGTGCAACCCGTCGGCCGCCATGCGGATCGCCAGCGGGTAGGCCCCGTCCGAGGGCGCGAAGATGGAGCGGGCCCACTCCACCGTCCCGCCCGGCAGGAGCTTGACCACCTGGTAGATGTACGTCGTGGCGTAGATCGCGCCGTCCCCGCCCCAGCACGCGGCGGCGACGTTGAAGTTGGCGGAGACCGAGGCGTCCCAGTCCACCGTGGGCGGGAAGTTGTCGGCGTAGGTGATGGCGTTGGGGTTGGGCCACGACAGGGCGATCAGGTCCGAGACGGCCGCGGAGCCGTTGACCTGGCCGCTGTTATAGCGGGAGAGCCCGGGCCGCTTCGCCAGCCGCAGCCGCTCGCCGAACACGTCGAAGGGCCGGACGTTGCGGGCCTCGCGGCACGTGTGCTCGGGCTGGTGCGAGAAGGGGGCCAGCTCGCTGACTCCGCGTGCGGGCAGGGGGATGTCCACGGTCGCGCTCATGGTCAGGGCCCCGCCACCAGGGGCACGTAGGCCGGGTAGGCCCGCCGCCCCGTGTGCCCGCCGCCCATCGCCAGCCCGGCCCGCAACAACCGCCCGTCGCGGGCCACGGTCGAGGCGAAGGTCGGACCCGCGAGCACCCGCATCACGCGGGACTCGGGCGTCTCGTCCTCATACCCCTGGGCCACGGCGACGACCATCTCGGACAGGAGCGGTTCCACCCAGACCGGGACGTTGGCAACGTCGGTGCCCGCCGCCAGCACCGCCCAGCCGGGCCGGTAGACGATCGTGAGGGCGTTCACGTAGTTCTGTGTCGGGGTCGGCCACAGCTCCAGCCGGGGCGGGCCCGGCGCGGCGGTCACAACCGTCTGCCCGGGGTGGGCCACGGCCGCCACGAACCCGAAGCCCGGGTAGCTCTGCCGGGCCCGCAACGACGCGACCTCGGCGGGCTCGGTCATGCGGATCGACCACCCCACGTCCTGCGCGATGTCGATGGAGTAGAGCGACGCGAAGTCGGCGGGAAGGGCCACGTAGTTCTGGCCCGCCGTCAGCGAGAGCGACGCGGGCGGACGCAGCAGCCAGTTCCACGGGTGGGCCGCGACCAGCCGCTCGCCCGCCTCATTCACCAGGTCCGCCGCGACCAGCGGCGACGCGGGGGCGTCGCCCCGCAGCGCGTGCGTGACAAGCCCGAGCAGGGTGGTGAGCGTCTTGGCCACAATCCCCTCCGGCCCCGTCGGGGGCGGGAGGGGCGCAAGCGGACGGGTCGGTGGCTACCGGGTCTGGGTGCAGATCCAGTAGTCGATGTCAACGGTGTCGGTCGATCCGTCCATCCCGAGGTGGAGCGTCAGGGCCTCGTCGTCCGGGATGGTGGTGGTGAAGCTGCCCACGGGCACGCCGTCCACGTGGAACGTCACGGCATCGACGCCGTTCCACTCAAAGCCGAGGCGGTGGATCTCGGCGTCGGCGCTGAACGTCTTGCCGCTCTCCACGGCCGTGCCCGCGCTGTCCTTGCGGCACACGAACGTGATCTTGCCGTCGGTGCCCACCTTGAAGCCCACGCCGTCGGCGGGGAGGGTGTTGGCGGCGTTGGTGACGCCCGCGGTCGTCAGCCCGAGGAAGAAGAGCACGGCGTCCACGTCGTTGTCGGCGACGCTGGCCTCGAAACGGAGCGGCTTGCCCGCCACGAGCTTGAAGGCTTCGCCGTTCACCTGCACGTCGCAGTAGTTGGTCGTGGCCTGCGCGAGGCGGAACCATCCGCCCGCGGCGTCGTCGAGCGGCTTGAAGGACGGCGACCCGCCCTCGGTGGCGAGGTGGTAGGTGGCGGCGTCGGCGGTGCCGCTGGCGATGTTGGCCCCGTGGAAGTCGTCGGCGAAGCCGGTGTACGGGGCGTAGTTCTGGCCCGGCTTGGACACGGTCGGGATGTTCGGGAACGAGAACATGCGTGGTGGCTCCTTAGGCGGCGGCGGGGCTGATGACGGCGAGTTCGTTGGGCTTGCGGCAGTAGGTGCACAGCCAGGTGTCGGTCTCCTGGACGTGCGTGTCCTGCTGGTTGGGCAGCGTGATGGCGGGGCGCTTGTCGAAGAACTTGCCCTGGAAGAACTTGATGCGGAGGCAGTCGAAGTTGAGCAGGTAGGCCCGCGGCCCGGCGTGGGTCACGCCCGACCCCTCCTCGGTCGTCCGGCCCGACCCGGTGGTGTAGATCGCGGCGGTGTCGAGGCCCGCGATGTAGAGCGTCGGGATGCCCGCGAAGCGCGGGTTCATCACCGCCGGGTCGTCCACGGCCCGCAAACGGTCGTTGCGGGTCAGCAGCAGGTTCTCGTACTTCTTGAGCCCGATGTCGCTCATGATGAAGACGCGGCGGGAGAGCTTGGAGGCGTTGAAGTTGCCGTCGAAGATGCCCGGGTCCTCGTAGGTGCACTTGCGGACGGCGTCGTGCATGGCGTCGAGCAGGCCCCGGGCGTTGCCTGTGAGCCCGCCGATGTCGTTCTTGTTGTAGGTCGCCTGGTAGGGCCGCCAGCCCGCCACGCTGGCGCGGTTGAGGCCCATCACGGTCGTCCACCCGGCGGGCGTGCCGTTGGCCTCCTCGTTGACGAACGCGAAGATGGAGTAGGGGCGGGTGCCCGTGGCGTCCTCCATCTCGGCCTGCTGGTTGTGGGGGCTGGCGAGCAGCGCGTTCTCGATGCCCGTGACCCACTGGCTGGCGAAGTCGATCTCCTTGGTCCGCCGCACGCTCTTGTAGACGGCGGCGCGGGCGCCGGCCTGCATCCCGCTGGTGGCCTGGAGCATGATCTCGGCGTCGGTCCAGACCATCGCCTTGCGGGCGAAGCGCCACCCGAGGCTGATTTCGCGCCCCGCCTGGGCGTTGACGTAGCTGGACGGGTCGCCGGGCTTGTAGAACTCGATCGTGCCCGTGCGCTCGGTGTAGACCGTGTCGCGCATGGTGGGCGTGCCGACCATCATCTCCTTGGCGCTGGAGGAACCGATCATGCGCTTCAGGAGCGTGGTCCGCTCCTGGGCGAGGTTGACGATGTTCTGCGGGTCGCTGAGGAACAGACTCGGGGTCTGGTTCATCAGCATCGTGAACTCCTGGACGGGCGTGCCGGGCATGGCAATGGGTCCGTGCGGCTACAGCCGCGGCGTGCGTGGTCAGTCTCGAACGTGCTTGGCGACCCACTCGTCGTGGATCTGCTCGGGGGTCCGCGGCGCGGCGGTCGGCGACGGGGTCATGGGCTGGCCCGCCATGCGGGCCTTCTTGGTGGTGAGTCGGTCGTGCTGCTGCTGGGCCAGGGTCCGGCCGGCGAAGACGACGGAGGCGGCGTCGCGCATGAGGCGCTGGTAGTCGAGCGCGCCAGCGTACTCGCCGGTCTTGATGCGCCGCCCCATCTCGGCGTGAACGAGCTTGTAGCGGTCCTCGCGCTCGATCTCGGGGAAGTCCTGCTTGAGGGCGGCCTTGGCGGCGTTGACCTGGAGCGCTTCAAGCTGCTGGGCCAGGAACCCGAGGGGCGCGCCGTAGGCGCGGTCCACCTCGCGGCGGATGGAGTCGCGGACGGTCGAGGCGACCGCCGTCAGCGCGGCCGCGTGGGGCTTGGCGTACGCCTCGCCGAACTCGTCGGCCATCGGCTTGACGACGTCGGCGATCACTCGCCCCAGGGCCGCCTCCTCGGCCTTGGGGTCCGGGGGTGTCGCGGGGGCCTCCGCGGACGGGGCCTGCTTGGCGGCGGAGCCGTACACGAACTTGGCGAGCCCGAAGGGGTCGTTCCTGGCCCACTGCTCGGCGACGGCGGCGGGGATGCCCCGCGCCAGCGCCAGCGCGATGTGCTCGGCGGGCGCGGCGGTCGGCTCGGCGGCCTCCGGCTCGGCCGCGTCGGACTCCGCGTCGCCCGGCTCGATCGCGGCGGGCTCGGCCACGGCGGGCTCGGCGGCGTG